CATGCCCACTTCTGATGTGATCGAGTTCTGATGAGATTGGGGGGAGTTCCTTATAGTTTCTCCCCCTATCTTATTCGTTATTCTTTATTCGTGCAATCGCAGTTTATTCGTTATTCGTTATAGCAGTGTTTGCGATTTATGGGGTTTTATTATACGTGGCGTAACGGGGGGGTCGTATAAAAACTCGAAACTACCCTAACCTACAGAGGTGACAATTCGACCTCTAAATATCATTCAGATAAAAATTTTCCGGAGTATAAAAATGTTCACAAGATGGATTCATAAGAATGGTAAGTCCCGTCCAGATAAACGTTACAAAAGTGTAAAGTCACAGGCAAAAACAAATGGTGCGAGGAAAAGGAAGAAGAAGTAGACCTTATTGGAACTTCTGGAAGGTAGTCTTTGCGGGGTGGTTGATAAGGTATCCGAGACAGTGTTTTACCCTAGTTGGACTTCCGCTAGGGTTTTTGATTGCTCTCATATATAATGCTGTCGCAAGATGATGTAGGACTCAAAAAAATCCGGAGAAAATTTTTTATGGAAAAGGTTTATCATATCTACGCAAAGGGTAAGTGTATTATGCATTCTATCAAGGAAGAAGAGTTTCATACAGCATGGAAAACTCTGAATAATCTTGTAGGTATTATGAAGACCGATTATTCTTCTGAGGATTTGTCTTATGAGGAATTGTATGTGAATAAGGATGCAATTCTAAATTCATCACACTGACAATCTTGACAAGACATATATAGACTGATAAAATTGAGTTTGAAGGTGATTTCAACTTATGGCAAAAGGATTTACTGTAAAAGCAGCAGCACCCAAACCTAAAGAAGCAGATTGGGATTATGCTGCAATTAAAGAACGAATGAAAGGAAAGAGTATTGTATTCTGTCTTCCTGGTCGTGGATGTTCTTTTATTTTTCTGAAAGCATTTGTACAACTGTGCTTTGATTTAGTACAGAATGGTATGAGTATTCAGATTTCTCAAGATTACTCATCGATGGTTAACTTTGCACGTTGTAAAGTACTTGGTGCAAATGTACTTCGTGGTCCTAAGCAAATTCCTTGGGATGGTAAACTGCAATATGATTATCAACTGTGGATTGATAGTGACATTGTATTTGACTCAAATAAGTTCTGGCAACTCTGTGACCTTGCTCTGAATGAGGAAGGTGAAGAGAAGGAGATTGTTGCAGGATGGTATGCCACAGAAGATGGGCACACGACTTCAGTGGCTCATTGGTTAGAAGAGGATGATTTCCGTAAGAATGGTGGTGTGATGAATCACGAGACTGTGGAGAGCATCTCGAAACGTCGTAAGCCTTTCACAGTTGATTATACTGGTTTCGGTTGGGTACTGATTAAGAAGGGTGTCTTTGAGAATCTTGAATATCCTTGGTTTGCTCCTAAGATGCAAGTCTTTGAGTCTGGTGCAGTACAAGATATGTGTGGAGAGGATGTTTCCTTCTGTTTAGATGCAAAGGAAGAAGGCTTTGAGATCTGGTGCGATCCTCGTATTCGTGTTGGACATGAAAAAACTCGTGTAATTTGATTGGAGATTTAACTTATGGCACTTAATAAGACTGTTTTTACTCCGGCGCCGCCTAAAAAGACTCGTCAAGGTCGTTCTGCTCGTACATTACTTTCAGCAACATCTCGTAATGGACGCAAGAAAAAGTATCGTGGTCAAGGTAAATAGATACAGAATAGTTTCTTTTGGATGTACCATTTAGAACCTTCTACAGAATGGAATTCAATACATCCAAAAGACTTATGGGTTTACAATAAACTCATTTTAAATCGTCTTCTAAGGCATCTCTGTGGACCTACAGGGGTGCCTGTTCCATATTCAGGGTATTATATCGTCCGACCAAGTATTAATTTACTTGGTATGGGGCGATTTTCGCGTAAGGAGTGGATTGATAAGGACACTGAACACTTTCATCCTTCTGAATTCTGGTGTGAGATCTTTGAAGGTGAGCATATAAGTGTTGATTACCAGAACAAAAAGGCAAAATTGGTTGTCAAAGGTGAAAGAGATGTTAATGATCCTTACTATAAGTGGAAAAAGTGGTATATAATAGATAAGGAAGTTGAATTTCCGTCAATACTTGAAGATTTGGTTGGAAATTATGAGTGGATCAACTGTGAATTCATTGGAAATAAACTTATAGAGGTTCATTTTAGAAGAAATCCCGACTTTAGATATGGCAATACAGTTGCGATACCGGTTTGGAAGGAAAATAATAAGGTAGAATATGATAATTTACACTTTGTTGAGGATGAAGACTATTTAAGAAAGGGATTTTACATTGACACCGGGATAGAAACCCCGTAAAAAGTTCTGTTCAACCCCAAAAAGGAGAAAACAGATGGCAATGCACCCAAATCCAGACCGTGATTCAAGTTACATGAGAGAAATGTGGGGCACAAGTGGTCTTATTACTGACTATTGGACCAAAGTACCAGAAAAAAAGATGCTTCGTGAGATTAATAATGATGACATGACACCCAAAAAGCATGATTTTTCTGTTCAAAAAGAAATTCATGAAAAAATTCGCAATGATAATGACTATGATGACTGGGAATATGGAACAGAACCCATTTTTGGGTGATAAATAAGATAGAATTATTAGTTTTAGATGCCTTTAGAGCGTGTTAGTAAGAGTTTTAAGGATGTTAGTCTGACATTTCAGGCTAACCCTTTGACTTTTGACTTAATTGCACTAAAAAATGAAACTGCAATAGCACGCTCTATTAGAAATCTAGTATATACAGTTCCTGGTGAGAGGTTTTTTAATCAAAATATTGGTTCTAAGATATCACAAAGTTTATTTGAAAATATTGATTCCATATCTGCTCTTGCAATTGAAGGTGAAATCAAAAATACTATAGAAAATTATGAGCCAAGAGTTGAATTGGTTAAAATTAAAGTAGAACCAGATTTTGACAGTAACCAGTTTGACGTTACCATAATATACAATATAATTGGAATTGAAGCTTTACCTCAACAGTTATCATTTGCATTACTACCGACACGATAATGGCACTAGTAAACTTCACCAATCTAGATTTCGATCAGATTAAAACAGGCATAAAAGACTATTTGAGATCAAACTCAAATTTTACTGACTATGACTTTGAGGGATCTAACCTATCAGTAATTATTGATACTTTAGCATATAACACATACCTTGCCTCATATAATGCTAATATGGTTAGCAATGAGGTTTTTATTGATAGTGCTACTCTTAGAGAGAATGTAGTATCTCTTGCAAGAAATATTGGATATGTTCCAAAGTCAAGAACTGCAGCAAAAGCAACCATAAGTTTTTTCGTAAATACCGAAAACCTTACAAACAAACCACTTACATTAACTCTACAAAAAGGTTTGGTTTGTACTACATCTTCTTTTGGTTCAAATAATTTTGTATTTTCCATTTTGGATGATATTACCGTTCCTGTAGTGAATAATATTGCAATATTTGACTCAATTGAAATCTATGAAGGAACTTATACAAAAAATACTTTTACTGTAAATTCAAATAATCCAAATCAAAAATATATTTTAGATAACCCAAATATTGATACTTCTACTCTAAGAGTCAGTATAAGAGACTCTCAGAGGAGTACTTCATCTAGAAAGTTTATAAATGCTCCAAATATTTTACAAGTAAACTCAAATTCAAAAGTTTACTTTATTCAAGAAGTCCAAAACCAAAGTTATGAGTTAATTTTTGGGGATGGTGTAATTGGAACAAAACTAGAAAACGACAACTTTATCGAAGCTTCTTATCTTGTAACTAATGGCGAAGAAGGTAATGGGTTTACCTCATTTACATTCTCAGGAAGGATTGTAGATGGAAGTTCCAATTTGATTAGAAGCGGAATATCTATTATAGCGACAGAATCAAGTTCTACTGGAGGTTCGGAGGTAGAATCTGTATCTTCAATAAAAAACTTTGCACCAAGACTTTACTCTGCACAAAATCGTGCAGTTACTTCATCTGACTATGAAGTAATTGTTCCTAAAATTTACCCAGAAGCAGAATCTGTAAACGTATTTGGTGGAGAGGATTTAGACCCTCCACAGTTTGGTAAAGTTTTTATAACAATAAAGCCAACATTTGGAACTTTTGTTTCAAACGCGGTTAAAGACAATATAAAGGAAGAATTAAAAAAATATAGTGTGGCAGGAATAGTTCCAGAAATTTTAGATGCAAAGATTCTTTATATTGAAACTTTCTCTAGCGTATATTACAATCAAAACTTGACATCTTCTCCTCAAACCGTAGGAACACAAATTATTCAAAATATTTTTAAATATTCAAGATCCAGCGAGATTAATAAGTATGGTGCCAGATTTAAGTATAGTAGATATCAAAATATAATTGATAACTCTGACCCATCAGTAACCTCCAATATTACAAAAGTTCAAATGAGGAGAGACTTAAAGATATTCCCAAATCAACTTGCAGAATATGAAATATGCTTTGGGAATAGATTTTTTGCAGATTCTGATGGTTATAATATTAAATCGTCCGGTTTTACTATTTCTGGCGTAGAACAGCCAGTTTATTTTGGCGACTCTCCTAATAATGATTTAACTACTGGCACTTTAGTTTTGTTTACATTAGATTCAGATTCTGAACCAACAATACTCATAGAAAATGTTGGTACAATAAATTATATA